TACTAAGAAACAGGAGGAAGCAAGAACCACCGAAGACTTTTCAGGTGAAGTTTGGAAAAATGGTTTCCTTCCTCCGAAGAGAAATTGTTTTTCATTTTAACTTCTACTTGGACATTAGAAAAAAGTAGGAGAAGAGCAATGTTAGCAGTAACTCTCACCATAGGAACATTGGTATCAATCATGTTCTTTTTTGTTGGAGGTATGGTAGGATGGTTGGCAAAGGAGCATGTTTATCAAACTCAACCTGTTTATACCCATCCAGAAATGTTTGATGAAAATGGAAATTTGATCCCTGACCAAGTAATTGCATTTAATTTTGAAAATTATGACAATGAATACGATGACGAAGAAAGTTAAACTTGCATCAAATCCTTTTTTATATGAGATCTTTGAACTTGTATCCAAGCAAAGATCGAAGGCAAAGAAAGTGGAAGTTTTGCAAGAATATGTACATGATTCTGTAAAGGCTGTTTTGATTTGGAACTTTGATGAAACTGTTATTTCAATGGTTCCTGAGGGAGAAGTTCCATATGGAGACATTGAAGATCAATCTGTTTACAGTGGAAGTTTATCTGAAAACTTAGATCGAGAAATGAGGGGTGGAGAATCTGCAACTGGACAAGATCTAGATGGTAGAGGAAAAACTTCTCTCCGTAGAGAATGGAAGAATCTTTATCATTACATAAAAGGTGGTAATGATTCATTGAATAAAACACGCAGAGAAATGATGTTTATCAATCTTCTGCGAGGATTGCATCCTAAAGAGGCTCAGATTCTTATTCTTGTTAAAGATAAACTTCTACAATCTAAATATAAATTAACAAAAGACGTAGTGAGCGAAGCATATCCTGATATTACTTGGGGTGGCCGTTCATGACAGTAGCAGTAGAACAGGAGCAAGAACAGATGAACGGAGAGGATCCTGGAAATATTATCAACCCCTCCACATATGGATGTCAGATTCTGCAAGAGAAGACTACATTAGAGCAGGCAAATGACAAATCTTTACCCAACGATGCCAGACTAATTTGGTATGTTGTTGATGGTACAGAGTACGTTGACCTGACTAGGTGTAAGAAGACATCACAACTCTTTGACATGTATTATGATAAGTACGGTCCTGGTGCTGTCAAAAAGATTGATTTTGGATATGGACAAATGAGTCCTAAACTTTGGGGTGTCAAACCCAAAAAGGAGGGAAAGAAAAAATGAGTGATGGATTCGATGTTAAGGTTGAGATGCCAGGAGAAGATATTGATAAACTTCTGAAGAAATACAAAGGTCTGAAGAAGTATCAAAAATCTAACCTCTTTGCAATCAAAACTATTGACGGCACCGAAGATGTGATCAGTAAAATGGTACAAGAAGTTGAAGATGATCCTATTTGATTAATGAAAAATGAACTACTACAAACCTTATACTCCTGAGTGGCATCGATTAAGATACCTGAAAGAAGCAATAGATCTCTACTTTGATGATTATGCTTCCACTGAGACTATTCTGAATGACATTGATACTATCCTCAATGCTCGATCTGAAACTGCTTTAGATGAGTATACTAGAGTTACAGATTTACAGAAAAAACTGCAAAACTAAAAATGCTTTCTACCGCTTACAGACTTCGCCTTGAATCTATTTGTAGATGCATCGCGAATAAAGAACAAGTCCCATTAGAAGATATGATCTGGGCAGAGAAACTTGCCAAGGCACATACTACTGCTAGGGATTGGTTGAATAAAGCAAGGCGTCATGCTGCTCAGGATATTGAGGAAGGTAGTATAGATGATTTTATGAATAAGATGGGATTAGGAGACCCCGACCCATCCAATTATAAAACTGGGTTTGATGGTGCGGAAGATATAAAAGACTGGTTCCAGAGAGACAAACCTGATGACTGGAGGCAACGTGACTAAAAAACTTTTTCTTGTTAATGTTGAAGATGGTAGATCTATAATGCACGATGGATATATTCAACTCGGCATTTTTTCTCACTCAGCTGAAAGACATATTGAGTTGAGTAATTCTATTTCTGGTAATGATCCAATTGACTGGGAAGTGACGTACTGGTTGCCTGATCCATTTTGTATTAGATATAAGAGAAGTAACTTCCAAAAAACTATGAAGGTGAACGAGGGATCGCCTAAAACTGATAATTCAGCAAATTATCCCAATCAAGCAGAAAATAGATTAAACAGAACACTATGACTGAACAAAAGATTACTCCCGAAACTTACGAGAAAATGAATAAGGAATTTGAGGAAGAAGGACTTGCCTTCACAATTGAAGTTCCTACCCAAGAAGAAATTGATGAGTGGCAGAAGCGGAGTAAGGATAATGACTGAAGACTGGAGAGAAGCATCAAACAAAGCAATTGCTGACAACCTAATTAGTAGTATCGCAGAATTATTGGATGCTGATGTAAAACATTACATATGCTGCGATAGGACTACTCAACATGAAAGAATTGTGATAGAATATAACCATCAAAAGAAATGACAACTCAAGCGTGGATTTACAGTAACGGTAATCAAGAATGTGAGAGAGCTGTTATGCTTCTCACAAGTATCTACAGGGATTTTCATGAGTATCTTTTGAATAAAGAATTTACTGAAAGCCAATTCCGAGCAGAGTTTGGAAGTGAAGCAGAGTATCCTCAGATTGCAATTGGAGTTAATCATAGAGGATCACTAAAAGAAACCCTCCAGTACCTTAAGACAAAAGAAGTTCTATGACTGACGACTCCAAAGATGCTAAACGCAGGAGAGCACTTAATCTCTTCATTGAAAGCGTAATCAAACCTGATCATGAACTCAGAGGAGATGCTCATAGTCAAGAGTGCTATCATGAGTTGATGGAGGTCAGAGACGAGATTCTCAACTATCTCAGAAAAAGATAGAACTTGACTAAATAAGATATAGAGTCTATAATTGACTCATCGTTCATCCAAATGCTCAGTACACTGCTGGCACTAACCTTGGCCTACCATAATGATGCTAACCCCTACGGTTGGCATATGAGTTGTGAAAGGTTCCTTCAAAAAAGAATTGAGATTCTTATGAATCCCAATCTTGATCAAAGATCAAAATATAACCTTATTGGTTATTTTAGATCGAAGGTAGAAGGTCAATGCAATCAGACGCTGACATAGGACGCAAGTAAGTCGCGGAACGGATCGTTCATCCCTTCGGGGACGCAAACGACTAAAGGAACGGACCTAAAAATCCAACTACTTTAGGAGTACTACAATGAATACACTTACACTGATCAAGAAGCAGATTGAAAAGCAGTCTGCACTGCATGACGCACAGATCACTCACACCGCATATCGTGGTGTTAAGTGTGAAGTTCGTAAGGAAGCAAAGGAGTCTCATGGCACCTTCTGCTACCGTGGTCGCACCTATACCAAGTGAGGCAATTATGCAAGCACTACAAATCACAGGACTAGTTACCTTGGCATGTGTTGCTGGAATGACATTATTGTACGGTGAGATTATGCTTCTCCAAAAAATCTGAGGGAGATATAAATGCTGAAGATCAAACTTTATTATGATCTTCCAGAATATAATCCAGAAATCCATGATCCTGATAGAGTCTTTAGATTCTTGACTTATCGTGGATGTTCTTACGCTAAGTGGGTTAACTTAAAGTCACGAAGCGGTTGTATAGATAACTGGAAAGTAACTAAATGAGGACCTTGACGGGTCCTCTTTTTTTGTGTATGATGGGAGGGTAACCTCCCATTTTTTGTATGGACAAAGAAAAACTTAAACTTATTGTGAGGAACCTAAAATCTCTTGTTGAGATTTTAGAGAGTGAAGTTTATTCTGATCCCGCTGCATATGTGGATAAGCGGGAGAACTTTGATGATGAATTTTATCCACTTGCTGACTACGATGAAGTATTTGAAGACGACGATGACTGATACCCCAACTAAATTGATTAGCGTAACACCAGATGCAGAGAAACATATGGCATACTGTGCCCGTGTTTCTAACCCCTCTAACCAAGATAATGAGAAGTTCTCCGGTCTTCTCAAGTA